TTAACATACCTGCTCTTCAGTCTAATATAAATGCTGGTATCGAGCAAGCTTCGGCCATAGCTTCAATAGTCGGAACTGGTAATGCCAAAACAGATCATGTCAGCGTTGATTTTGATACTAACAGTAATACTTTTGGATATATTATTGGGGCTTATCCTGGAAAACTAGCTTCGTTGACTGTTTCGGCTTTCTCGTCTACACCATATACAACTGCAAATCTTTACCCTTCAGCTATTCATGTAGTTTCAGCGGAGGGAACTGAAGCTGTTAGTGCTACAGGAGCAGCCTCAGTTTATGGTGGAGATATTGAAACTTCAACATTTTCTTATTTAGTGAGATCACAGTACCCAGGAACTGGTTACAATCTTTCAACAGTTGGGCTTACTGGTAGGACAGTTGGACTTAGCATGGAAGTGGAGAGCAACGGATCTTATAATTCACTACTAGGTACAAACTATGAGGGGGCTATCGCTGAGACGTTCAATGTTTCACTTTTAGATCATTCAACATTTATTGAAGATGTTATAAATATTGGAATTGAAAACACCACCTCAGATTTTATTAAAGGTGAATTAATGCTTTCTGGATCTATCGCATCGTCCCCTAACAAGCTTCCAGATTTCGTTTCTCGTATAACACAGATGGTCGGAGGTGGTGTAACTGTAATTTTAAATAACGGCGGAAAAGTAGTTGGATCGAACTCAAGATTCGTTAAATTAAAGGATGGAACTTATAGTCTGTCGGGGGGCACTAACGGCACAATGAATTCCCAAGCAATTATTGGTACTGCTGCCGAGAAGACTGGACTGTACGCTCTCGATGATGATCTCCTTAATATATCAATTGGTATTATTCCAGGATTTTTTGAAGATGAAATTCAGAATAATCTCATCACCCTTGCTGAAACTTCTCAGAACTTTGTTGCTGTTGTAGCACCCCCTGTGGGACTTGATACAGTTCAAGAAGCTACAGAATGGATGAACGGAAGATCCACATCAAGAACCGCTGCTATTAACAACTCTTGGGCTGCGGTTTTCTGGCCGCACGTTCAAGTGTTTGACGTTTTTACAGGGAAAGACAGATGGTATGATCCATCTATTTTTGCTGTAAGACAAATGGCTTTTACGGATAACGTAGCCGAGTCTTGGTTTGCTCCTGCTGGTTTCCGTAGAGGAAGACTTACAAAGCCAACTGACACTGAACTTCCACTTAACCAAGGTGATCGTGATGCCTTGTACGTTAACAATATCAACCCAATAGTTAACTTTGTACCTGAAGGTATAACAATTTTCGGACAAAAGACTGCTCAGAGAGCCGCTACGGCTTTAGACAGAATAAATGTAAGAAGATTAATGATTTTTTTACGAAAGGTTTTACTTGCAACTGGTCGCCAAGATTTGTTTGAGCCTAATGATGCATTCACCTGGGACATTGTTAAAACTAAGGCGGAAGCTGTTCTCAGTGATATACAAGCTAGAAGAGGCATCACAGATTTTAAAGTAATTTGTGATTCATCAGTTAATACACCTTTAAGGATTGATAGAAACGAGCTATGGTGCAAGATTCTACTTAAACCAACTAAGACTGCTGAATGGATAATTTTCGAGGTCAACTTAACAAGTCAATCGGCTTCATTTTAATAGGTAATTAAAAAAATGGTTCAAAGTTATTATGCTAATAGTTATCGTCCGTTTAATAGGGGGGAAAATCTCCCCACGATTTCAACTGCTCTTGATTCAGTAAGATCATATCAGTTTGAGATACAGTTCTTCGGACTTCCTCCAAACATAAGCGTTCAGCAAACGACTGATCTTACCTTAGGAGCCAAGCAAGTTGGTGCTGTTGGGTACGGAGTTGAAGACATCATGGTTGCAAGAGTAAACGATAGAGTTTACTACCCAGGTACTCCAAATTTTGATTCCGTCACAGTGACCTTTGATAATCTATATTTAAGACGCACTTGTGCTGCCCTGTGGACATGGTTTAAAACAATATACAATCCTCTTACAGGCAACATGACAGAGCTTGCTGCTCCTGGCGGGACTGGAAACAATACATTCAAAGCTATAAAAATGAGAGTTGTAGAACTTGATAACACCAGGACGCCTCATGCAGCGGTAGAGTTTTATGGAGTATATCCAAAGTCTGTAAGGTTCTCAGAAAAGAATTATAACACAAACGATTTTGCCACCATTGAAGTAGAGTTCCGTTATGACTTCCTCGACTATTTCAATTACGCTTAATTTTAATAGTTAGTTTAATTTAAACATAGCCTACCAATAAGGTAGGCTATTTTTCTATAATAATGGCATGAAGTATTTTATTGAATTACTTGAAAGCTATTCACGACTTAAGAAAAGAACTCTTAGGCTACTAGAGAAAAATCTCTATGAAGCCATAGATAATCAAGCTCAATCTCTAGGAGATGCAGCTATAGCTCAGGCTCAACAAACAATGCCTGATCCAAACAATCCTCAAGTACAACTTCCTAAATATACTCAAAACAATCCTTTTACTCCTCCATCAGCTAAGAAGCCAATAAAAATGTGGCAAACTCAAGAGGGGATTGTTTATTGGGATAATCAAAGTGCTCCAAATGGTTCAAGAGGATTTCAAGTAAATTCAGATCCAGATAGATTTTATTCTAACTTTGGAGATGCATCCGTAGCTCAAGAAGAGGGGGGAGAGGATGTCGCTTCGGGAGGAGAAGGTGGGCAGATATTATCTTCAGCCGCTAAATATGGATCTTGGCCTGGAATGTCTATAATCTCAAAGATATTTAAAATTCAAGGAAAAGTCCCAGGATTGCTTAGGAGTATAGTTAAAAAGGAGAGAAACAATGCAACTAGCCTAGAGATTTTAGATTTTGCAAAAGGTCTACATGATCAATTACGAGCCGGTGATCATAATGGATCGTGGGCAAAAGCGTTATGGAATTCTGTAACCATAATTAGAGATGAGGATGGAACTACTAGGGAGTACGATCTTTCAACAGGAGAGGAAATGAAAGATTTAAAACTAGAAGTTCAGGATAGGTTAGAGAGAGCGATAGATCTAGCTATCAAAGAAAATCCAACACCTGAAGAATGCCAAGAATTAAAAAGAACAGTTGTAAGACTCTCAGGTGGTCGTATAGCAATAAAGCAACCACTAAATGGTTACAGTGGTCGTGGTGTTGTGTTCAATGACCGATCCAAAAGACTTAGTATTTTATTTAATGGTGGATCAAAAGTAAATGGATGCGGTGAGCTAGATAAAGTCAGCACTGGTGATTTAAATGTAAACGATGGAGAATCAAATAGAATCCGAGGCGACTTTATGGAATCAGTTGAAGAATTTACACACATCATTAGAGGTTGTGATGTATACGAGCGTGGGACACAAGAATACCGAGATTGCTTTAGAAGGGCTGGTAATATTATAGAAAAATGGAGAAACGAGAGGGATAAATTAAATAGGGTATTTGAAAGCGTAGCTAGACTTGAATCAGAATTTAAAAATAGTGAGGGTTCTATGCCCATAGACGTTGCGAAAGAGATAGAAACTATAAATGCTATGAAAGAAATATTTGGCGAGAATGCTCCAGAAATGTTAGTTCGTAAACTTACAATGTTTGCTGGTCAGGAGCACACAATACGAAGACCTGAATACTTGCTTAGAGTAGGTGCGGAAGTAGGAGAAGGAAAAAGAGCCGACACTTTAGAGATTTATACTACAAAGAAGGCAGCTTTCGAAGCACTAAGAAGACAAGGCTTTGAGGATGATAGAATCAGAGACTTAATAGTTGAGAAAAATATTAGGGAAGCCTGCGCCGCCGCTACAGATCGGTTATCTTGCCCAGAAGATTTAAATAGAAACTATTTTACAGTTGGAATAAGTTTAAAAAATTATTTAAATTTAAAAAAGGGTGTTCACCTTGGAGGTAGAACAAAGCAACAAATAGATTCAGTGCTTCAAGGCAAAGATTGTAAGAGTGGAACTTGCACACCTGAAGAAAGACGTAATGCTAAAAATTTAAGAAAGGCTATGGCTACTACACTTGGTCAACTGTGGATGGCTGATACTAACAGTCCTCAATATAAAGAAATGATGCAGCTATCTGAAGAGATAGAAAGAATGGAATCTGCTGTTGATAGTCTAGGTGAGATTGAGACTAAAACAAATAATGGAAAAAAAATATCTAAGAATTCTTTGTCTCAGATGGCTACAACCTACATAGAAGATTTTGCAAGTAAAAATGATTTTAATCAACAAATTAAACATGAGTTAGTTGTAAGATTAAGAGAATATATTAGAGAAGGTAAAAATCCAGAAGAAGTTAAAGCTATGCTTGCTCACGAATTAAAAATGAAAATGTTAACAAGGAAAATGAGCCAAGATGGAACTAAAGGACTAATAGCAAGATCCTATATTGCTGGAAATGCTTTTCTTTCTGGTGGATCCTCTGACAACACAGTTGCTTCTGTTAGGGCATTAGAAAGCTCAGAATCTTTTATCTTTGAGCAAAATCAAGCTTATTCTCTTTATAAAGAATGGATAAATAACCCAACAGATAAAAATAAGGATGGCGGACCCAGATGGGTATTCACTACTGGACGTACCGTGTCTTTAAGAGACACAACAACTGGAGCTAGAATTTCTGCTTCTGCTGAATTTTCATCAACGGGATCAGTAACCATTTATGCTACAACAAACCATCCAAACATTAAGACTCTCTCAAAGATAGCAAAGGACCAACCTAAACCAGAGATACAACAAGCTCAGTTAAATCCATAAATGTTTTGCGTTATACTTGCGAGTCTCATCAAGTAGATCTTCCAGCTTGCATATAATATAATCCCCATTCTTAATATGCAAATAAATGTGATCTCTATTTTCAGCGTATGTCGCTAAAGCTAGGGATTTCTTTTCATTCAGTAGACATAGTATCTCTTTTCTGTCTTGCTGCATGATTAGTAAAAAATTTTTATTTATTTTCGATGAATCTTTTTCAGCTTGATCTATAAATGAGATCAAATCTGATTTTGGATTGAATATAGATCCAAGGTTTTCTTTGTTATATCCTTTCTTACACTCAATAGTGTACTTAAATGTTTTAGGTGTTATTAGATCTCCACTAAACTTTAAGTGGTCCGGTAGGTTGTGAGTTGTTGAGAAAGCACCAGAGCCGGGAGATCTTATAAACTCTGTAGTTCCAAAGAACTCGTTTAAAATCTTGCAAACCTTGCGTTCAAAAGTGTTACCTTTTGTTCTGCTATTCTTACGCTTATTCTTTGAACTCATTAAATTTTTTAAATCAAAATTGTCTTCCATTTTTAATACTCCAAACTATTATAGATGAGTATGACTAAAATCAAACTTCAAAGTTCTGATTGGACAATTAAAACAACAGATAGGAGTAGAGGACGTATGAAATTAACTATTAAGCTAAGTAAGGATGAAGCTCAGGGCTTCAAGAATTGGACTTCAGTTGTAAAGCCAGATACCATTGCGGAAGAGGATTTTCTTAAACAAGTATTTTTTAACGGGATAGAGCATCTTAATGATAAACTTCAAAAAATTTCTGAAGAAGTTATGAAAGATGTAGAGTTGAAAGAGAAGATGGCAGCGTCAGGAATTGAGACTCCTATGCCCACTGATACTCTATGATTCAGATTCCTCGCAGTATTAATACTTGGGATAAGCTTCAATACTTTATGCATTGTATTGATGAGATGGTTGCAACTAATGTCCCATTTAATATTCCTGTTGTGATCTACAGCCCATGGGACAAGGCTTCAAAGAAGGTTAAGAACTACGGATCTAGGATTAACTTATTTGAAGTTCCTGAGGCGTATCATACCATAGCTAGATATTACAAACTAGAAAAGCCTATAAACTATGTACCTACTCTTATTCGTTTCATAAATGAAAAAATAGAAAAAGGTATTTTCAAGTTTTCAATGATTGTGAATGATAATACAACTGCTATTCAGCACGAGCTAGCGTCAGGATGATTAGGGCGGATTCCGTATTTAAACTCAAAGTACGATTCCAATTTTAATCTATGTCTTTTGATTTTTGTTGAAATTAACTTAAGATTGTTTATTATTACAGTAGTAAAGTAATTAAAGGCTGACCCGTGCTTTGGATTAAAGTTTCGTAAAGTCTTAAGTATAAGTAGGAAGCAATCTTGCTTTGCATCCTCCTTATCGACTTTAAAGTGGAACGCATCTATGATGTTCCCGATAAGAATGTCAAAACACCC